AAGTACCCAATTAATGGTGGTTTTAAACAATGGCATTTTGAAAACGCTGGTTATGGTAGTGCCATCTATCGACATTTAGTTTTTATGACATATCTTAATGATGTTGAAGATGGTGGCACAGAATTTTTTTATCAAGGTATCAAGACTAAAGCAGAGAAAGGTTTGACTCTAATTTGGCCATCAGGTTGGACCCATACACATAAAGGTGTAGTAAGTGATACAAAAGAAAAATTTATTGTTACTGGTTGGTATTCTTTTCTTGCAAACACTCAAACATGATTAAACCGGAGGAAATAAAAGACAAAAATATTAAAATATTTTTAGGTATGCCAATGTATGGTGGGATGCTCACAGAGGCTACAATGCATGGATTACTAGAATTACAAAATTATACTCGACATCAAAAAATCGGTATGAGAATTCAAACATTAGGTAATGAAAGTCTAATTACTAGAGCTAGAAATACAGTTGTATCTATGATGATGGATCAACAAGATTTTGTTGCTACTCATCTTTTATTCATTGACGCAGACATTGGTTTTCAATGGCAAAATATCGAAAGACTTATTTGCGCTGACAAGGATGTCGTGTGTGGCATTTACCCAAGAAAACATCTTTATTTAGAAAAAATAAAAGGAATTTTGGAAAAAAATCCAAATGCTGATATTGCAGAGATGGAAGCCAAAGCTTTAGGTTATAATGTTAATTTTGATGATGCACAAAATATCAAAGGAGAAAATGGTTTTTTCAAAGTTAATGAGGCAGCCACTGGTATGATGTTAGTAAAACGTGAAGTCTTTAGAACCATGTTTAAAAAGTTTCCTGAAAGAAAATATGAGTCTGATCAAATAGTAAATGGTAAGCCATACAAATCAGACAACTGTTATGATTTATTTGCAGTTGGTCCTTACGAAACAAAAACTCAAGAGGGTCCAATACAAAAAAGATACTTATCAGAAGATTATTACTTCTCAAGATTATGGCAAGAGTGCGGTGGAGAAATATGGGCAGATTTAGCAAGTCCTCTCACACATTTTGGTAGTAGAGCTTTTAAAGGTCATGTTGGATCTTTAGTTGCTCCGAAAAAATGATAATTAATGATAATGTGTTTTTTATACATATACCTAGAACGGGTGGCAGATATCTTAAACAGTTATTTTACAATAACTTCAATTGTAAAGAAAAAATAATATATGATAAAATATATCCACATTGGCATTACCCTATCTATTTAAAAATAGACAACGAATTAAGTAACAATCCAAAATTTTTTACAGTCTTAAGAGATCCTTTTGAAAAAATACTATCTCAATTAAAAATAGAGATTAAGAGAGATAAAAGCATTTTAGATAAACTAAAAGATAGAAACTATTTTTTTGATTTTATTGAGTGGCAGAGAAGCGTAAATTCTTATGAAAATAATTGGTACAGACCACAGTGTGATTTTGTGACTAACAATACATACATATGGCATCATTCATTAGGTTTTGAACAGTATTTCTTTAATTGGTTAAGTGAACATTTAAAATTACATATTATAAATAAAGAAAAACCAGCATATGAGAGCTTGACTAAGGGTGCGGACGATCCCGTAGATTATAGTAATATTGATTTATCTGCTATTAAGAAAAACACTTATATTTATTATGAAAAAGATACTATTTTATGCGATAAAGTTTTAAATGATTTAAAAGTTAAATTTTTATAGTATATTTGCACAATGCCCTTAGTAAATTTTAGACCAACACCAGGTATTAATAAAGAAGTTACCGACTACACAGGCGAAGGCAAGTGGACAGACGGTGATAATGTGCGTTTTTTTCAAGGTTTGCCACAGAAGATCAAAGGATGGGAAAAATTCATTGATACAACTTTGGTCGGTGTAGCTCGTGATCAACACGCTTGGGTGGCTTTAGATGGCACTCGATATAATGCAGTTGGCACTGATAGAAAACTTTACGTAATTCAGGAGGGATTAGCGTATGACATCACACCCATAAGAGAAACTCAAGCTCTTACAAATCCTTTTACTACCAATGCTACGACATCTGTGGTTGTGACAGATACATCTCATGGAGCTCAAGCGGGAGACTTTGTAACCTTTGACTCATTCTCAACCATAGATGGTTTAGATATGAATAAAGAATTTGAAATTACTTCAATTGCTAACAACAACGCTTACGTTGTAACACATACAAGCGCAGCATCTGGTTCTACCTCTGGTGGAGGAGGAACAGGTAACGCTGTGTATCAAATACAAATTGGACCAGAGGTATCAACTTCAGCATATGGTTGGGGAACAGATACATGGGGTTCTGGAACATGGGGAACACCCTCAACGGTTTCAAACGTAACTTTGGAGGCAAGACAATGGTCCCTTGATAATTTTGGAGAAGATTTAATTGCTACTGTTTTAAATGGAGGAGCATTTAAATGGGATACATCATCTGGCGTATCAACAAGAGCTGCAGCAATATCAGGTGCACCTACTGCATCAAGATTAAGTTTGGTTTCAACACCTGACAGACATTTACTTTTTATGGGAACAGAAGCAACAATTGGATCAGTAAGTTCACAAGACGATTTACTTATAAGATTTTCTGATCAAGAAGATATTACAACTTATCAACCTACAGCAGAAAATACTGCTGGTTCTTTACGTGTTGCCGACGGATCACGAATTGTGGCAGCGGAACGTTCAAGAGGTCAAATATTAGTTTGGACGGACACATCATTACATTCAATGCAATTTATTGGACCTCCTTTCACTTTCGGCCTGCGTCAGTTAGGTCAAAATTGTGGTATCGTGGGCATGCACGCAGGACTAGATTTAAATGGTGTTGCTTATTGGATGTCTCAAGACTCGTTCTTTTTATTTGATGGTACGGTAAAAAAATTACCTTGCACTGTAGAGCAGTTTATTTTTGATAATCTAAATGTTACTGGTGCAGAAAATGCTTTTGTTGGACACAACGGTGAGTTTAATGAAATCATGTGGTTTTATCCAAGAACAGGATCAGATACAATAAATGCTGTCGTAGCATACAATTATCTAGAGCAAACTTGGTGGACAGGAACTCTTGATAGAACAACTTGGATTGACAGAGAAGTTTATGATAACCCTGTTGCTTCAGACTATTTACCAACGACCACGGCCAACAATGAAACTATTTTAGGTCTAACTGATGGTGCAACACAAATGTTTTTACATGAGACAGGTAATGATGCTGATGGTGAGGCGATAACAGCATTTGTTAAATCTGGATCTGTTGAAATAGGTGAAGGTAATGATATTCTTTTTGTTCAGAAATTAATTCCTGATATTCAAAATCAATCAGGTACACTTAATATGAAGTTAGAATTTAAGTATTATCCAAATAATAGCACTAGCACAACTAAGACAGCTACTTTTACTGACTCTACTGAGTTTGTAAGCTTAAGGGGGAGAGGAAGAGAATTTACAGTAAATGTAGTTTCTAATACTACAGGCACTGCCTGGAGATTAGGAACGCAGCGTTTTGATATACAACCTGATGGTAGAAGATAATGGCAAAACTAACTATAACAAGATTTCCTGATCCTAGAGATAAGTATGAAAGAGAACAACAAGCAGAACTTATTAGACAATTAGAAGAAATGATACAACAATTAAACACGCAATATACTCAAGACACACAAGAGGAGTCCACAAGAAGAGCATGGTTTTTAAGTAATGGCTGACGTATTTAAAAGATTTATTGCAAACTTAACAAATACAGATTTAACAACTGTTTTTGAAGTGCCTACTGCAAACGTTGCAGCGACACCACCCGTACCAGTATCAACTTTTATAGTGAAAACTATTAACACACATAATTATGATGGATCAAGTGCTGTAACAGTTAACATTGATCATAATAATGGAAGTGCAGATTTTCAAGTATTTCAAGTTGATGTATCTGCGTCCGATACAAACACCATAAGCACAAGCATGGTTTATCAAGAAGGAGATAAAATGAAAGTCCAAGCAAACGCTTCGTCAAGAGCGATAATTGAAGTATCTGTATTAGAGGTAAAACAACAACAATAATGTATTTAATAGCAACTGTTCCTGAGAACATCACCAAAAACTTAGACGAAATAATTAACAAAAAACATACAGCAAAAGCTAATCATGACTTAGCTGGTAACATACAAAATGAATTTTTGATACCTGAGGGTAAGTCAGTGGTATGGCCTTTGATAAACGAATGTATAAGTGAACATTTTAAAAAATATCCTAATTACTACGCAAGAATTAGTGGTATGCATGATACCAAAAAAACTAAAGAGTTTCGTTTACAACTTCACAGTCTATGGGTTAATTTTCAAAGTAAACATGAATTTAATCCTATTCACATACACGATGGTTTATTTAGCTTTGTTATATGGCACAAAGTTCCATATACAATGAAAGATGAAAAAGCTAGATTTCCAAATATGAAGGAGTCAGAAGTAAGAGCAGGACATTTTGTTTTTCTAATGCCAAACGAATTAGGCAATATAAGCTCGCATGCTATACCTGCGGACAAAGAGTGGGAGGGAAAAATGGCGTTGTTTCCTGCATCTTTAAATCATCAAGTATATCCTTTTTATACATCTGATGATTATAGAATTTCTATATCAGGTAACGTAGGGTTCGAATAATCGGTTGATTTATTAAGTTTTCGCCTATAAAACTATAGTATGGCGAAAATTGTAGATGAACCAAAAATCTTACGATATGACAATATCGAAGGTGAAAAAGTTCCTGTTTATAGTGCTAAAGTAGAAACCACCATAACAAACACTAAAACGGGCCAAGAATATAATTCACACGAGGAGTGTCAGGCTGATATTGACAATCCTGAAACCGAAACCACAGAGGCAGATATTAGAAGAGATGTTCACGTAACAGCTCCAAATGTATTTGCTGGAGCACACACACTACCGGAGTAAAAATGTTTAAGAAGATTTTCTCAGCAGCTAAAAATTTATTAAGAAACCCTGTTGCGCAAGTTGGTATTGGTTTACTTTTACCTGGACTAGCTGGTGTCCAAAGTGCTGGAACACTAGGAAACATAGCACGTGGTATAGGAGGTTTTGCAGCAGCAAATCCTATGCTGACACAAGCAGGTCTTGGTTTAGCTGCAGGTGATAAACCTGAAAATGTTTTAAGAAACGTGGCCTACGGATCACTGGCCAGAGGGATTGGTGCAATGGGCACACCTGAAGGATTTATGGGTGGTGTTCAAAGAGGTTTCGGTATGACTCCTGCTGCAACATCTAATATACCAATTCAAGGTAAAGTTTATGATCCCTTAGCTGGAAGCTCTGGTGCTGTTAGAGAAACAGTTGCACAAGA